TCAGTCGTGCAGGTGTTCGGCGGCGTGCAGGGTATTTTCCAGCAGGCAGGCGCGGGTCATCGGCCCGACGCCGCCCGGCACCGGGGTGATCCAGCTGGCGCGTTGCGCCGCCACCTCGTATTCCACGTCGCCGACCAGGCGGCCGTCGGCCTGGCGGTTGATGCCGACGTCGATGACGATGGCGCCTTCCTTGATCCACTCGCCCTTGACCAGTCCCGGCTTGCCGGCAGCGACCACCACCAGATCGGCGCGCGACACATGGTCGGCCAGGTCGCGGGTGAAGCGGTGGGTCACGGTGACGGTGCAGCCACCCAGCAGCAACTCCAGAGCCATGGGCCGGCCGACGATGTTCGAGGCGCCGACCACGACCGCGTCCATGCCGTACAGGTCGGCGCCGGTGCTGGCGAGCAGGGTCATGATGCCTTTCGGGGTGCAGGGGCGCAGCAGGGGCATGCGCTGGGCCAGGCGGCCGATGTTGTAGGGATGGAAACCGTCCACGTCCTTGTCCGGGTGGATACGCTCCAGCAGCAGGGAGGCGTCCAGGTGGGCGGGCAGGGGTAGCTGGACCAGGATGCCGTCGATGGCGGGATCGTCGTTCAGGCGGTCGATCAGGGCCAGCAGGTCGTCCTGGCTGGTTTCGGCGGGAAGATCGTAGGCCTGGGAGAGAAAGCCGACTTCCTCGCAGTCCTTGCGCTTGTGCGCCACATAGACCTGAGAGGCCGGATCGGTGCCGACCAGGATCACCGCCAGGCCGGGAACGCGCAGGCCTTGCTGGCGGCGCTCGGTCACGCGTTGGGCTATCTGCTGGCGAAGGTTGGCGGCGATCGCTTTGCCGTCGATCAGTTGTGCGGTCATGTCGGAAGGGTAACCATCGAATCGGGTGGAAAAAGGACGCGCATTTTCGCATGGACGCCGCCCGGGGCAAAGGAGGCGACCCGCGGATTTGCCGTAACTCCTTTATATAGCTGAATTTTTTTAAAAAACCCGTTGACGGCCTTTCGCCCCCTGTATAACATGCGCCCCGCTTGCCGAGCACAGCCGGACGCAGGGTAAGAGGTAATGCAAGTCGGTTGCTGACTTTGTGATTGCCAGAGCTTAAAGTTTGCGCTCAGCATTGAATGCAGATGAATAAAGCGCCCGTAGCTCAGCTGGATAGAGCATCCGCCTTCTAAGCGGATGGTCGCAGGTTCGAGTCCTGCCGGGTGCGCCATTCGGCGAATCGGCAAGAAGCAGGCGATGTTTTACCGCAAGTCGTAATATGGTGGGCGTAGCTCAGTTGGTAGAGCACAGGATTGTGGCTCCTGGTGTCGTGGGTTCGATTCCCATCGTCCACCCCATATTCCGAAGCGCCAGGCCCGAGGCCTGGCGTTTTCATTTCCAAGCAGTGTCCCGCGGACGTGGTGGAATTGGTAGACACACTGGATTTAGGTTCCAGCGCCGCAAGGCGTGAGAGTTCGAGTCTCTCCGTCCGCACCACCTTCTAAATCAAGTGTTTACAAGCTTCAGCGGCCCTCCTTGTAGATGCGCTGGATTATCAGCGTGAACAGAACGTGAAATGCGACTTTCACGGACTTGATCAAGCACCCCAACTGCATCCCTTACCCTGGCCGGCGCAAGATGGGCATATCGCTCAGTCATCGCGACTGTAGAGTGTCCAAGCAGATCGCGAACGTCTGCCAGCGGAACTCCTGCGCTAACCAGCCAGGCCGCACAGGTATGGCGCAGGTCGTGAATCGTAAAGTCTACGATCTTCGCTGCCTGACATGCCTGCTTGAAACCTGCCGAAAGAGAGACCACTCGATCACCGTTGGCGCGCGCAAAGACCCAGGGGCATTCTGGGCTTGTCTCGGACCTGAATGCCATTCGTCGCTTTAGTGCTGCCATCGCCCCTTCGTTGATCGGAATGCTCCGGCGCTTTCCTGCCTTCGTGTGGCCAGCCTCCAGATAGATCAGGCGGTTGGCAAAATCCACTCTGCGCCACTCAAGGCCGAGCATCTCTTCCCGCCGGCACCCTGTGTTGACGGCCAAGCGGATAAAGTCCTCCAGCATCGGGCCAAACTTCTGCCCGCGCGCGGATCGGCACAGGGCATCGACCTCTGCCCTGGTCAACCAACGATCACGTCCCTCGGCCTCGCGCATCTTCCGTCCCTTTACAGGGTTCGGGAGACCCCACTCCATTTCGGTGTTGCAATGGTTGATAGCCGCGGATAATGCCGCGAGTTCGCGGTTGATGGTTGCCGGTGATGCGCCGGCGTCCAATCTGTGCGTTCCGTAGCCCCGGATGTCCTGCCCCCCTAGATCGTTGATCACACGTCCGGCAAAATACTCGCGCAGCGGCTTTATGCGGTGCACGGTCGTTTCGTAGCTGCGCTGATGCTGGCGAGCGTGTTGCAGATACGGAATGATCACCTCCTCAAAGGTCCTGGGCGGATTCACGCCCATTTCCTTTTCCTTCCACGCTTTCGCGCGTTCCTGTTGCTCTAGTGCTTTCGCCGCCGAGTAGTCGGCAGTTCCAGAAGAGCGTCTAACAAGCTTTCCTGTTGCTGATTTGAAAGAGATCCACCAGTAGGCGGAGTCGTTTCTCTTGTACGGCATACTTCCTCCGGTACGCCGACCGCGTCGCGCATGCTAGCAGCGGCTTCCTCTTCAAGCATCTGTTCGAGCTTTTCCTTGTGCACCCGGATGGTCTTCTTGAACCTGACCACTGGGATCAGCTTTTCGTCCGCGTAGCGGTACGCGGTCCTGCGGCTCACGCCGAGAATGCCGGCGGCCGCCTCAACTGAAATCAAAGACATAGCGAGACCTTGGCCGATCAACGGCATCGGTTTGGAGGGTAGAATTCGTGCTGGCTTGGCCGGGCAGGGCGCCCGCATCGGGCAATATGGGGTTAACTGCCCGGTCAGGCCTTTGGTAGGATTTAGACGCCCAGCCGGGTTAGCTCAGGGAGAGCTAGTGGCGCCCGGCTGGGTTACTTCGGTCGTTTCTGCTTGTTGCGGCGAGCGATGATCAGTTGCTTGGATGCCGTGGCAACTCCCTTTACAACGTCTTCCGGGAGAAGCGCCTCATTGCAGTGTGGGCAAAGCGGAGCCATCTTCGTGCTGCGCCACGCTTCGTCGATCACCTTGGCCGCACGGCTGCGGATTGCAAACTGCTCTGCCTCATGAAGCTCACGGCGGCGCCTGTTCAAGTCCTTCAAGCCGCCGTCGAATACCTGTACCAGGTGCATGAAGGCATCAAACGGCTCGACCTCCGTTTCACAATCGCTGCACCAGATGCGGCGCTCCTTGTCGTCGTAGACCATCTTCCGGTGACGGCAGGACGAAACGGGGCGGCGGGTAAGTCCTCGTGCCACCCGCAAGTCCTCGATCTGGACGACCTTTACGCCGTAGAGGTATTCATGGGGTTCAATGGGTGCGTCGCTCATTCAACTCTCCATACCGTTCTGCTTCAATTGGCTGGAAAACCACCATTGCCCATCGCCATCCATCCCAAGCGCTCTGTGTGTTGCTGTCGAAATATCGAATGTCGCCCTGGGCATCGACGTAGCTAGACAGGTCGAATATGCCGGCCATGCGCTTCTCGAAAATCTCCCGTTTCATCATTCCGTGCCTCCCGCCTTCCTGGCCTTTAGCATGGCGTCGGCGGTCTCATAAGCTACTACGGCCATGTGGCTGATGACGTCACTTCCGCTATGAAACTTGGAGAGCCTCGGCTCACTCCAAAGCACCTGTTGAAGCCCGCAGACGACTTGGGCAGCGAAGTAGTCGCGCAGGGTCATTCCCGCTTCGGACGTGTACATCGATTCCGAGGGAAACGCTTGTCCACCGTTGTCTTTCATCACTCCCCACCTCCCATAGACTTGCCGATCTCGGCGGCTGCGCGGACGATTGCTCGCCGAATGCATGTGTCCTGATAGAAGACATCATGCTCGGCGGTCCTAAACATGACTGTCGGATCACTCTGTGGACTGTGGATTTCCAGGTTAAGCAAGACTGCAAGTCTCAGCGCGTCGCCGTCGTCGGTGAGCGGGCTCCATGGCTTGCGATGATGCGTTCCAAAAACATCCTTCTGACCGGTGTGCAACCTGCATCCATCGAGCCGGCGCCATTGGTTGACTTTGAACCAGCGCGCCTTGATCCCCGCCGCCCGCGCCGCCAGTTCGAGTAGTGTGCGGTCGTTCATTGCGTTGCTCCTTCTAGGGCTGCGTCGATTGCCTCGTCGCATCGCTTGTTTTCTGCCTCAGACACACCTACGTTCCAGCTTTCGAGGTCCTTCTGAGCATCCTGAATGACCTCGTAGGGGAGAATGGTGCGCGCATAACGCCAACGTCCGGCGTCCTTGCGCAGCGCCTCATAGTCTTCAGCGAAGAACGGCAGTAGCGTTTCGTGCCGTAGTGGCACCCCATTGGCCGCATCGGAAGCGTTGTCCAGAACGTTCTCTGGGGCGTCCAGAGCGCCGAGCACTTGATATGCCTCGCCGGCGAACCTGCGCAGTGCCTCAATTTCCGCCTTGATCTGGTCTTTCTCTCGCGTCCATTCCAGCCATGCGTCTAGGTCGAAATCGCCTTTTAGTCCGATGCGCAGGCGTTCCACCTCGGCAATCAGCTTGAGAATGGCTTGTGGATTGGCGGCGGCGATGAAGGATGCCTTGATCGGATCATCCTCGCCCGTCTCACAAACGAAATCGTTCGCGCAATCGCGCACTTGGTCGATTCCGTTCTCCACGAACCATTCCCCTGGTGCAAATGGAAGAGCACGCACCGCCAGTTCCCTCAGCTTGTTGATATCGGTCATGGCTTGGCTCCTTCCAGGGCCGCTCGCGCCTTGGCTATCTCACCGCAGGTATGGTCTTCCCAGCCTGTAGCGTCTGAAATATGAATCAGCGCTTGCAGGCTCTCGCGCAGGGCTTCGTTCTCCTCCTTGAACTGATCGCGTTCTTCAGTTCTACGCTTGGCGGCCTCGCGCCAATACCCACATCCGCCCGGATGCTCGGTGCATGCGGATAACTCGTCGCTCAGCCCGTCGATCTCGTCCAGCAGGGCGAGGATGGCTTTGGGGTTGGCGGCGGAATCGAATAATTCCCAAGCAGAGGAGATCGGCTCATCCTCGCTCCGCTCAATTCGGATCACTTCTTCAGCCAGCCTCCGCAGCTCTGCGTGGTCGGTCATGACTCTTCCCTCCGATAGAAGCCTAGGCGGTTGAGCGCCGCCTCTAAGTCGAAGTCAGTTGCGTCTTTCTTGGCGGAACCGAGCAACATGATGACGAACTGCTCGCCGCGTGGCGGACGAAAACCGAAGGTCATCTTATGACCATCATCAGTCCATCCGACTTTGTTGAACGAACCTACGAAGGTCGCGTCACCGTCATGCAGTTCCATGCTTCACCTCGATTCCGGCTTGCTTGATGAACGCTGCGCAGGACCAGATGGCGCCGTTGACCATGTGCGCAATACCAGCGGCCATGTCGATGCCTTCCTCGTCGATGTTGAAATGCTCAACAACCTCTTCGGCGGTGATCGTCGGCGGCAACTCCACCCTCAGAGCCGCGCGGCTGGCTTTCCAGATGACCTCGGCCCATCCCCTTGCGCAGGATTTGCGAAGTTCCGATTGCGCCGGCAAATTCCACCACGCTTCAAACTCTTCTCTCATTGCTTGCTCCATCTGCTCAACTCCCGTCCTTTCAGTTCTGTCTGCTCGTAGAGGTTCTGGAAGTCCCCGACTATCCGGAAGATGCTGAAGACGATCAGCGCGATGACAAGCAGCGCGACCAGGGTTTCGTTTTCGTTGTCCACGGTTGGTCCTCCGGGGGCGGATTCGTTGGTTTGGGGTGGCCTGTAAGGTGGTGCCAAGTAGCTTGGTTTAAGCGCTGAAACCCAGTAATCATGCGGGTTTCAGGCTGGTGATAAGGCGGCCTGTAAGCGATGCCGGAATCACGGCATCGGTATCAGTCGCCAGCTGCTTTGGAAATCAGGTGCATGAGCATTTCGCGCAGCACCTCTCGGTCCAGCACTTCGCGAGACCGCGCATACTCGTCGGCTTGGCGCAGGATCGCGTCGATCTCAATCTCGAACATCGGCGAGAGCACGTCTGGCTCGCACTGTTCGAGCAGCAACTGGATTGCTCGGGTCGGGTGCGCCATCGTGATCCCGAGCCAGTTGTAAGCTGACGCGGTGCGGTAGTAGCGAAGGCCGGCGATCTCATGCCGCTGAGGCGGGCGGAAGGGTTTCGTGCGCATATGCAATCCGGGTAGGTTGAGCCTACATTTTGCAGATTGCTGTATATGCGTACAGTGGTTGGCGATGGGTGGCTATGCCTGCTTGCTCAGCAGGGCGCGGAGTTCTGCTCGTGCCGCCTTCACATCGTCGTACTCGGTACGGTTGTGGATCTTCTGCATAAAGCGCTCCAGTACTTCTCGCGGAACCACCACATGGCCTTCTTCTGAACCGTTTCGGCGCTCTACATACTCCGTCAGAGCCTCGGCTAGCATGGCGCCAAACTCATCCTGAAGCTCTTCAGGATTCTCCATGTAGACGATACGGCCCCAACCCCGAACACGGAGAACCTGGTCCCCATCGACGTGATTGTCAGCCACCATGTTTTGCTTTGCGTCCCAGATGTAACCGCCGAAACTGTCGTAGGAGAACGGTGGTGTATAGAGCGCCAAGGCGCGCTTGCGAAGTTCTTCAGCCATTGCCGTTCTCCTTGTCCTGGTTGAGCAGGGCGCGGAGTTCTTCGATTACCTCCGAAGGTTCAGGGATGCGCTGATCGCTGAAAGCTCTGCAATCGCCGAAGCACTGCCACGAGATTACTTGGCCAAGCCTCCGCAACAGCTCCTCGCTGACCGTCATGCCGTTGAGGCGCGATTGAGCTTCCAGCGCTACCTGAATGTTCTCGGGACTTGTGAATAACCGCTCACGAGCATCGAGCGCCGCATACACCGTGCTCGCATCCGGCACAACAGCCACCCTTGCGCGCAGTTCCGCTAGTTCAGCGCGAAGTTCCTCGATCTCCATCTCCATTCCGCCGCATTGCTGGCGAGCAGCATCTCCCTTTGCTGCTGCGTCCTCAGCCATGGTTAGCTTGGCAGCTAGGGCGTCGTAGTCGGAGGCCGTCACCCACGCCCCTTCGCTGGACTCAACATGTTCACAGTCATCAATGTGAGCGTGGTTCACATGGTCGAACCGCTTCACCTCACTCATGACCTACCTCCTTGCCGGGCGCGGCGGCGCACAGAGCGCGCAGTTCTCGGAGCAGAGCTTTCCCAGTAGCGCCGCGCTGTGCGAGGAATTCAGACAGGCGCCCGATGAACTCTTTCGGCACGCTGTGCTGAGCCTGGACTACAGGGGCGGCGTAGAGCTTGATGCCTGGGCCGTAGAGCCCGGCGGCGGCCTCCGTCCACTTCACCCAGAAGGCATGAAGGCCCCGATTGGCGAGAGCTACCGACTCCTGCCTCTCCAACTCCGCGACCCTTGCCAGGGCGGCGTCGCGCTCTTTACGCATTTCATCCCAGTCCGCGAGGCGCTGCTCTGCCTGCTCTGCCCACGAATCGCGATCCGCTCGCAGCTCCCCGACGATGCGGTCGTGCTGTTCGAATAGGTCAGCGGCTTTCTCGGCGTACTCGACGATGGAAACGTCGCACCCTGTATCGCGGCCTTCGGCATCCTCGAAGCGCAGATCAACGTTGTCGCCGTCGATGTCTTCAGCGTCCATAGCGCCGATGTTGCGCAGGACGAACGCGACTTCTGCTACCTCCGGCCGCTCCTCTTCCCCTACCAGGTCGGTCCCCCACTTCGCTACAGGCACTTCGAACCGGTCGTTGGCTACATCAATGGCGGCACGCAGGGTTGGGGCCGGAGAGGGTTGAGTCTGCGCTGGGGAGGGTTGCGCCAGGGCGGCGCGGGCTTGTGGCCAATTCCAAAGCTCGCGGGCTATGCCACCGATCTGTTCAGCCAATTTCTCGTTTTCGTGAACGATCGAGCACGAAAGGTTGTGCAATTCGTTACCGAGGTCTGACAGTTTGCGCTCATCCCAGCATGCCTGCTCTACCGCAGGATGTGCCGGACAGGGATGGCGGAGGGAGCCGTCTCCGGAAGGGCAGGTGCAAATATCTTTCGGGGGTAGTGCAGCGTCACAGTTCTGGCACATGCCGGAGCCGGCAATGAACCCTGCGTCGTAGCTGTCGGCTGGGTACTCGTCGCCGCAAGGGCAGCGCACATCGGTCAATTCGTTGCTCACAATCCCTTCTCCTGCCGCTCAATAGCGGCGATGAATTCGACAATCTCTGTGCTGAGGTCCATGGCGCCAATGCTGTTGTGGACCCCGACGTATTTGTTGGCCTTCTTGAGCAGGAGCATTGCGGTTGGAAGAAGTCCAGAACCGCACTTGCCCTTGCACAAGGCGTCGATCTTCCGCATCTCGGCTGATTCGCAGAGTCCGCTATTCATGCTGCTACCCTCGGGGCTATGCCCATGTCTCTGTCGTGATGCCCTGCTAGCCAAAGCGACCGCTCATAGAGCATGTGCAGTCCGTATGGGCAGGCCTGAAGACGCTCGCCGCGATCCCGGGCTTCTATGCCCTCGCGGTATTCGTCCTCTGATTCTGGAAACTCAAGCCGCTTGCTTTGCATTTGCTGCTCGCCTCCGCGCGTTTTCACAGGCCTTGCATTCGCTGCAATGGCCGTCCTTCTTGCTCGGGTTCGAGTAGTACTCAGATAGAGGCTTGACGGTCTTGCATTTCGAACACGGCTTCTCGCCGTTTATGAGCGTCGATTTGCCGTGGCCGGATGCCCTCCACTTGTCGAACTCGGCGCGGGCGGAGAAGTAGGTTCGAAGCAGGCGCTGTACCGTGTGATCGCTGATCCCCATGGCTGGGCCGATCTCCCATCGCCCGCAATCCAGGATCACCAGGTCTTCGAGCATTTGGCAGTATTCGATGTCCTTTGCAGTGCGCTTGGCCTGAACACGTCTCTGCTGTTCTCGCTCCATTCCGGTAGAGGCTCCGGTAATGCGGCTATTGAACGTGACCGGCTGATTCGAGGAGACGCCCGCAGGGATCTTCGTGATGACCCCTCCCGCTGCCAGGTACTCAGCAACGGCGTCTTGAATGTCATCGTGAGTCAGCGCATGGGCAACCGGCTCTTGCACGCCGCACCACGCATCAGCGCCGATTCTCAGGTCGCTTAGAATCTCGGGAATGTCGGTTTCCATGGCTTTCTCCGGGCAAAAGAAAAGGCCCTATTGAGGGCCTTTAATTGCGCGTAACTTGTTGATTTATAAAGGAATATCGTCGTCGAATTCATCCTGAGCGCTACGCTGCTGAGGCGCACTCTGCTGCTGAGTAGATGACCTGCTCTGAGCTGCCTGTTCATTTCCAGGCTTTCCGCCAAACATCTGCATCTGCCCGTGCATGTCGACGATGATCTCTGTTGTGTAGCGGTCCTGACCGTCCTGCGCCTGCCACTTTCGAGTTCTGAGTGAACCCTCGACGTACAGTTGCTGACCCTTCTTTACGTGCTGCCCGACGATCTCCGCCAACTTCCCGAAGAACACCACGCGGTGCCATTCGGTGCGCTCCTGTTGCTGGCCGGTCTGCTTGTCCTTCCAGCTCTCGCTGGTGGCGAGGGTGATGTTGGTCACCGCATTGCCGTTGGGCATATAGCGAGTTTCCGGGTCACCACCGACGTTGCCAACCAGAATGACTTTGTTAACGCCTCTCATGCTGCTTTCCTCATGCGTTCTCGCATCTGATGTTCAAGCTCTGCCAACTCTTCCAGGAACGCTTTAACCTCGGACTCCATCTCGCGAATGCGTTCCTCGTCGCGGTGGTAGCGGAAGCACACGTACTGCAATTCATCAGGCAGACGGTCGTCGAAGCTCACGAAGTCGACCCACTCGCGGCCGCTGCATGACATTTGGGCGAGCATCTGCCACTCGTACTGTGGGTCGTGCTTGCCCGACTGCATCGTGTAGATGTGGGTTGCGGTAGACGGGCATTTAATCTCGACGAGCCCATGCTCCCCCGCGAGGCCATCTGGCGACGCGGCAAATCCATCGATTCGCGGATGGATGATCATGCCTGTTTCGATCGTCATTACGCCTGCATTGAACTCGTAGGCCGAGCGAGCAATCGGCTCCAGGTCGGTACCACGCTGCATTGCGGCGCTGGTGAATCCTTCCTCGCGCTTGCCGGTCAAGCGCTCGCACAGGAGCTGCATCATGTAGTTCTGGCGGGTAGCAGAAGGGGCGCCACTGCGCCCCTTTGCCATCACATCCTTGACCTTGCTGGCAGTCACCCGCCCCAGGCGCTGTGCGAACCATTCATCACTACGCTGCTCGATCATCGCCGGTCTCCTCGAATTCAACGTCGATAGGTGCCTCCAGCAGTTCTTTCTTCCGCTGGTCCTTGGCCGCCGTAAGCTGGTCGCGCGCGCCCTTTGTCTTATAGGCTTTCCAGGCATTGCTGAATGCTGCCTGCAAGTCTTCCATTGTTGGGGAGTCCTTGATCAGGCAGATCGCCTCGCTGACGTCCTCGTACTGCTCTGCGGGAGTGACGTCTCGTTCAACGATCCGCTCGGCCTCGTCCTGGTCGTATATGCCGGCGAACCCGAACGCGAGGCGTGCGCACTGGATCATTGCCTTGTGGCGAAGCATCCGGCGCGGATGGGACTGCCAAGGCTGGGTGTTCCGCTTGCACTCGGCCATGTACTCAGTCGCGCTGATGGCATGGCTGCGGTCCTTCCGATAGATCTTGCAGGTGCATTCGGTTCCCTGCTGGTCCATTGAGAATTCCATGCCATCGAACTGTGGGTTCTCGTTGATGATCCGAGCCCAGCCATCCACGCCAACAACTGGCACGATGCCGTTGTTCTTGTCGGGGAATGCGTACAACTCCTTGGTGAAGGGGTTCAGTTTGTACTGGTCTGCCACGATCAGCAGGGCGACCATCTGCGAATCATTGACCTGGCCCTTGAAACAGGTCTGCTTGAGCGTGTTCGCCACTTCTTCAGGCGTGGTACCCATCTCGTAGCGCGTGGCGAACTTCGTCAGGAGCGGTGTTAGTGCAGTTCCCATGTGAACCTCAATAGTTGATCGTGATGTGAGGAACCTTGCGCTGAGCGATCAGGGTGATCGCCTGCTTGGCGCATTCCTCGGGCATGCCACCGGCGATAAGAGCCGCCAGCGCTTCGTTGTTGATGGCTTTCTTGTGCGCCTTGTCGGCTTCGCGTGCAGCAGCCTCGCGTTCGATGCGGGCCTGCTCATCGGCCTGCCGTTTGCGTTCTGCCGCTGCGGCTTCTTCAGCGCGACGTTGCGCATCACGCTCTGCTTGTTCTGCGCGCTGCTTGGCTTCAATGGCTTCGCGTTCGGCGCGCTCGGCGGCAAGCTTAAGTTCAAGTTCGCGGCGCTCTGCTGCGGCCTGTGCTTCGGCTTCACGGCGTACTGCTGCGTCGCGTTCTGCCTGGGCCTTGGCCTCTTCCTGACGCCGTGCCTGCTCTGCTGCTTCGCGGGCAATGCGCTCCTCGCGCTCTTTCTGCTCGCGTGCTGCTGCTTCGGCGCGCAGGCGTTCCAGTTCGGCCTGCTCGGCTTCGAACTTCTCACGGGCAACCAGGGCTTCTCGGAGAGCGATCAAAGCCTTATCTTTGGCGCGAGCAGCCTCTGCCTCGAACTCTTCCCAGGCTTCACTTATGGCCAGGCCTTCCAACCAAGCGATGTTGGCTTTGAGTTCATTAGAGTCCAGATCGCGGCATTCCAGGCGAAGGTTTATCTTGTCGATCTCGCCCTGATGACGCGCAACCCGCGCCGCTTCAGCCTCTTCCCACTCGGTCAACGGACTGCGCACTTCGGCCTGCCAGGAGTCCAGAAGGTCACGCATGCGCTTACGCTCGGCATCGACCTTCTTGGGCACTTCCTTCAGCTCGGCGACCAGTTCCTTGCCTACATTGTCCAGCGCCGTCTTAGAGCGGGCGACCTTGTAGGCGATGGAGGCGATGGCCTCTCTGCCCTTGCGGGTAGTGACGTCTGGCACGAAGCCGTCGATCTCTTCGCGAATCTTGGCCAGGAACGGGTCAATGCCATTGGCGGCCGAGTAGACTTGGAGTGCGGTTTCTTTGGCCGGCACTTCGACCAGTTGGGTTTCTGCGGACATGAGTGATCCTCGCCGCGCATGCGCAGCCAGTGAAGGGAGAGGTTAAGTGGTTGCCTTGGCGGATTACCGGCCTGCTGCGGACAGGTGCGTAGCTTCTGCGGTGATGATGCCTCCCCAGATCGGGCCGGCTGCGAGAATGAAGAGGTACAGCAGTCCTCCGAAAAGGCTGCCTAGACAGATTGCTGTGCGTCTGGTGTTCAT